GTTTTGATAGGACTTCTAACGAATTGTTTCATTCCGTTAGGTGCATCCGTCATAATAAAGAAAGCATCAGTATCTGTCAAATAATGATTTACTCTATAGCCTTGTGGCATCATGCCCATAGAAGCCATAGCGTTAATGTCATTATCAGCAGTGCCAACTCTCTGAGGTGATCTTAAAATTCTTTCAGCAGTAAACTGAAGTTCTTTTGGAATAATCAGTTTAACACCCTGCATCGCAATTTTTAGACCTCTCTCATCAACAAATGCAGCAATGTCAATTAGAGATTGCTCCAATGAAGTTTCTGATAAATCTGCCGCAGTCGATAATTCGTTTGCGAATGTACCACCGCTTGCAAGTGGATGATCAGTAGCACAAAGCTCTTTACCATCTCCACCAGCAAAACTAGAATTAAACGCATTGTTTAATACATTTGCGGCTTTCACTTGTTTAGTATTAGCCATGGAACGTGCCAAAGCTCTTGTGTATCTAGCAGCTAATCTATCATATAAATTATCTTCAATTGCTTCTTCAGTAATAGCAAACGCCATAGCGATTGTTTCGTGAGTGTATCTTGCAGTAAAAGATTCTGTAGCTTGATCAAAAGTAACCGCACTACCTTCTTCTTTTACTGGAGCACTACCGAAACCACTAAGCATCACTTCTTCTTCAAAAGCTCTATCAGATGCTTCAGATGTAAAGATTTCTGCGTGTTCGTTTTCATAACGATTATATTCTAAGCCAAAGAGAGCATTTAAACCAGGCTCTAGCTCTTTGACCAATTGTGATCTTGAAATAGCCATATTTTATCTCCCTTATACCCCTGTATCCGCAGCCGAAGCTGGTGGATTCAGAAAATGGTTTTGAATACGGACAATAACATTTGTATTAGCAGATGTTGTGTCCTCATTGTTAACGTCTTGGCTTATATCTACTGCTTGCAATGGAATTGCATTAGTAGAATCCGCAGTGCTTGTATCAAGTTGCACTTTAGATATGCCAGTTGCTGTGTTTCCTGTTACGTTTGTAGTTTTATAACCAATAAACAGACCTGCTCTTGTCATAGCTTCGTCTGAATCGACTAAAAACAACGTATTAGGATCATCGATTACATTTGCAACAATATCACTAGCATTAACAGAGCCAGGATAAAAGTTACTAAATGTTGGTTTCTTCGTGGTTGGATCAGTGTAAAATACACCATTGAAAACACCAATTGGTTTAACAGCTCCACTACTAGCAGTTACGTCATATCTTTCAATATTCCCTGCTGCTACTGGAACCACCAAGTCACCTTGGAAAATAGCTGTTCCGTAATTGGCTGCAATAGTATACCTATTCTGAGCATTATTCCACGGAGCACCATTTAGCGATTTATAAGGTCTTAGACCAAACTTTTCACTTTGATTTGCCATAAAATATCTCCTTTAAAGGCATTAATATTACAGCGATGGCTTTAATCAAAAAACTATGATTTACGACCACCACCAAAAGTTACACGAGATTGTCTATTAACATTAATAGGCATCTCTGGTCGTTGTTCCCTTAAAATATCGTTGTCAACGGCTTTTATTTGATCAGCAGTAATATTTTTAAAATACTGCTTGCGTTGTTCGACTATTTCTTCAGGTATTCTTGCCAACACAAGACCACCAACCCCAATTAACCCCTGATACTGTCCCTTACGGATTACTGGATAATCATGATCACCAAGTTTATTTTTAATTTCTTCAGCTCTCACAAATTCCCATCCTTCTCTGAGTTTTTTAGATACATTACCCGTATCTTCTTGACCCATGAATTCAGTTCTTATCCATCTATGTACAAATCCTTTAGGTGCAGGAGGTGCATCTAGACTTGATGGAGGAGTCCAAGGTTTGTTTCTAACGCTTTTTGTTTCACTTGAACTGCGTGAGGTTCTTTCTGTAGTTTCATTCATAATTTTACTCCTTCACGAATTTTGCGTATTCTTCTAGTGGCACTCCTAATTTTTTGGCTATAGCCACCTGTGATCGAGTGAGTGTCACAGTTTTGCGACCTAACTGTTTTCTTCCAGCAGAAGCAACAGTTTGAATCGGTTTGTTATCATTCATAAACTTTTGAGGAAAATAACCCCTCATTAGTTTATCTACTTCATTGTAATACTCATCAGACTCGAGGTCAAACCCTTGTTCCACTAAATCTTGATGAATACCAAATGCTGCGTTTGTCATTGCTTTATCCTGACCAAACCAAGTGTTTTTTGCTGCCCACGCTTTTGCTTTAGGACTAGCTTGTGGTTTCTCAATTGGTTTTTGTTCAGGTTGTTGTGTTTTTTGCTCAACAGCTTGATCTTTTTTTACTTGTTCTTCTTGTTTTCTTTGTTCTTGTAGTATTCTTGCTTTTTCTTTTTCAACAGACAATTGAGTCAATTTATCGTTTGCTTCCATAATTGCTTTCGCATCATTAGCCTCGATAGCGACTTGTAAATTGTGTTTTACTTGTTCTCTTTGAGCATCGATCCTAGCATCAAATTCTTTTGCGTAATTATCATCAATTACAGATGACCTTTTTTCGGAATCAGAATATTTTTTTTGTAAACCTTTAGCATAATCTAAAGCAGCTTTCTCTCTTCTTTCAGCCTCTCTAAATTTGCGTGTAAGTTGATCAATTCTTTTTTGAACGTTCTCAGTAACTTGATTAAGATTTTCTTGCTCAGGTTTTTCTTCCGTGTTTGTTTCTTTATTGGTTTCTTCTTCTTTATCGATTACTTTTGTTTTAGTGCTTGCTTTTATGGGATCACTATACCCTAAATCAACCTCACCTATTTCAGGTTTGGTATCTATTTTTTCTTTTTCTTCGACAGCAATGTCCGTTTCCTTAACGTCATCTGTGTCAAGTTCAACTTTATTGGTTTCAGTCATAATTACTCCTAGAATAATGCGAGGATGTCCTCGGGTTTATTAATGGTTCCAATGATTTCATCATCGTTCAAAATACGATGTTCACCATATTTTGTTTTAAATCGAGCTCCAGTATATCGTCCATAAACAACAAACTGTCCCTCTTTACACCATGGTCCTGTAGGAAATTTATTTTTATCCTTGTAACAAAGATCTCCCATCTTTACAACAAAACCTACAACAGTGGTAAGTTGTTGTGTTTCAAGTGTCTTCTCTGTTAAATAAAGACCACCTTTAGTTTTTTCTTTTGGTTGATAAGGTCTAACTAAAAGTCTATAGCCTACTGGTTTGGGTAATACTTTAAGATATTGTTCCACTTCTTTTGCACCTTTTGGAACTAAAGGTTCTTCCTCATCATTCGATGGAATGACAAGTTTTTTTTCAGGTTTGATCAATGTCATCTACATCATCCTCTCTATTTTGCAGGTCTTTAAGATCCTGAAGCACAGCTTCTAGAGCTGCGAGCTTGCCTTTAGCATAATGTAGATTATCCAGCTTGTCTATACCATAGCATATGTGGTCTTTAGTTTTACTTATTTCTTTCTTGATGTAATGTCGGATTGTTTGGATTGTTTCAATATCAAGCATGTCTTAAATGTGATTTAGGTCCTAATTTTTTTCTGTGTCTCACACCAATTTTATTATACCTTCTTTTTGTTTTTTTTGTGAAGGTTATTATATTTTTGTGAGTTTTCTTTGGCATATTTTTCTACTAATACAGGATTTTTTACCACAGGTGATTTATATTCTCTAGTTCTTTTTTTTGGAAATTTAGCGGTATCATATCTTTTATGGCGAATAAATATTCCCTTTTCCTCTCCAGTCACGTTTATCTCCTCTAGGAACTTTTATTTGTTTTTCACATGCAAAATCGCTATGTGTGTTTACAACCATTTCTTCTTTGTCCGTGCAAACATAAAAACATTTAACACTATCTTCACCAAAAAATGGTTTCACATTTTTTTCTTGAGTCAACCTACAAGTTACTTGGTATTGATTTCTCTTATCATACAATTGACCTTTACCAGACCATTTATAATTTTTTGCAAACACAGGATCGCAGAATAGTAATGGGAGCACTAAGGCTCCCATTAAACTATTTTTCAGCACAGGCGTAACTGTTAATCTCTAGACCAACAGAAATTTCTGTAATTATTGGTTTTGACCACATAATTATCTCCTTAGTTTGAAGTGCTGGTTGTCATTGTGACCGCAGTCCACTAGAAATATTTTAATTTATTTTTTAATCTTTGCAATACCTTTTAAGCCAAAAGATCCTGCTATGCTGGCAAGTATCCCATAAGATATCCAGTCTGGACAATCATTCTTTAGGAACAAAAACCCTTGTTGCATATAAGGTTGAAGTGCGGGGATGAAGGATGCGAAAATTATAGAAATGAAGGTCAGGGTCCAAGCTTCGTCTTTCCATGAACTGTCTGAAGCTGACATTGCCTTATCTTCCCAAGACCCATCCTGCTCTATTCTTGATTTAGTTGCCTCTAATTTTGTTAACTCAACCTGTGATTTAAGTTGTGCTTTTTTTTGTTTTCCTTCAATCCAAGTTTTAGCCAAACTCGCTACTGGACCAATAATTGCTGTAAACATTATATCTCCTTTTGATAAATAATTTTATTTTCGCCTTCTTCGACTACTTTAAAATTATAAGTCAGCAATAACATATCCACAATACCCATGCGTAAGTCTTTGTAGTCATCAATTATAAAAAGAGCTTTCGTTTCAGATCTAGGTATAAAAAAATTTAATTCTTGTATAACCGCTTCTGTAGTGTGAGGTCCATCAAAATGGACAACTTTATACAAACCAAACAACATCATATTATTGAAAAGACCTAATTGGTGACCATCTCCCATCGTTCTAAAATAGTAATCATCTGTCATATGATAAAAATCAAACTCAGGATAATTTTCATAAAGATAGGAAACAGTTTTTTGTTTCATTTCTTCAGTGTAACCAGCAACTACACTACCTTCATTATCATAATGTTCGTAACTTAGATTATTATAGGGATCAATAGCCACATGTTTATAAAGGTTTGGTTTATGCTCACGCACAGCATCCATAATTATTTTAGAACCCAACCCCTCCCTTAACCCAATCTCACAGGTAAGTGTAGCACGATCAATATTTAATTTACCAATATGTTTTGTTATCAGATGATATTCTGATGAATCGCCTTTTATCACTTAACGCCTATAAACTTTTTACCTTTAACCTGAATTTCAGATATTCCTTTTATATCACTTTTTACACCATTTTCTCTAAAAGGACAACCAATTCCACCTTTTTTTAAACCCATAGTTTCTTTGGTCGAAATACCTGTTTCTTCTTTTTTAGGATTATAAGCTACAAAATTCATTTTGTACGGAGTTATTCCCTCCTGTTGATAAAAATCTTTTTGAGCCTGATTCATCAAATTTTGAAAACGAGTATCAAAATCTCTTTTGAATAAACCCGTCATGGCTTCTTTAACAACTTTATCTTTATTTTGGTTAAATTGTTGACCAAAAAATTTTACAAACTTTTCACCTTGACTTTGACCTCCCTCTTGCATTCCTTGAGATTGTGGTCCTTTTTTCGGTGGAGCTCCAAAACGTTTACCTTTCATCTTTTGGCTCCCTCTCTAATTCTTTAAGAACCTTGGCTCGTGCAACGTCAAGCTTCTCATCAGCAACACGGATTCTTTGTTGTGCAGAAGCTTCAGCGTCCTCTCTCTTCATTTTTTCTAAATCTATTTTTTGTTCAAACTCGTTTGATTTTCTATCAGACTCACTGATAAACTCTCCCACTTTTCGTTGCATATCCATAGCTTTTAAATCAATCTCTTGTTGTTTTAATTGAATTAGTGGGTCTTGTTTGTCAGCGTTGTTTATTCTTTCAAGTTCCTGTAACTCAGCAGTCAATACAGCTACTCTTTCAGCAACCATAGACTCCGTGTAAGTTTGATACGCTTCCATATTTACTTTTGCTAACTCCTGAAACTCTGGCATTTTCTCCATAATCTGTAATACCTGACCACGAGCCTTGAACGATAAGTGTTCAGAAATATGAGCCTGCAATAAAGCATAAACCATAGGATTAATTTGCACCATGCGTGTACGAACAAAGGCAGAATGAGCCATGATATGTGCATCATGACTTTGTAAAGGAAACGCTTTTGGTACTTTCATCTGTAAAGCTCTTGCATTTTCAATTGCTGGATCTAAAGGTTGCTCC